TGGTACTATAGATGCAGGAACTTTTAGATTATACAAATGGCTTCATAGTTAATTTAACGCCTAATAGGAGAAGAAAATGGCAAATTATAAAAAGATGGTCGATGGTAAAGAGGTAGAACTCACCGATGACGAACAAAAAGCACGAGAAGCAGAAGAAAAGGCTTGGGCTGACGCTGCTCCAAAAAGAGCATTTGAAAGTTTAAGAGCAGAGCGAGATGGAAAGCTAGCTGAGACTGATTTCTATGCTTTAAGTGATGTAACTCTTTCGGATGAGATGAAAAAGTATCGTCAGGATCTACGAGACTTACCTTCTAAGTATGACGACTCGACTGTTGTTAAGACAATCACTTGGCCTTCAAAGCCGTGACCTGTATTCACTGCGAACACCCATGTCATTGTGACACTAAGTGCGAAGACTGCTCGTGTAATGATTGCAACTGCCGAGACGCAGAGGATTAAATGTGGTTGTCGCAGAAACATTATTCGGCTTGCAGTTGGTCAATCAAAGTTGCAAGGCGATTAAACTTGCTTTAAAAAGCACTGAAGATATTTCGGAGATTGGTGGGTTAGTAGAAAATTTATTTAGAGGCCAAGAACAATTAAAGAAAAAGTCTCACCCAATAGCCTCAAGGTGGGGGCAGTTTATTAAAGGGTCTACCTCAGATAAATTTCTCCAGATGGCTATTACAGAGACTATTGAAGAAAAAGAGGCTCAAAAAAACATAGACCGAATTTCATATCTGTTAAACAGAAAATTTGGTCAAGATACTTGGGCAGAAATTTTACTTGCCCATGAGGAAAAAAAGAAACGATACGAAGAAGCATTGGATCGAAAAAAACGTATATCAGCTAGAAGAATAAAAAAAGCTGGCGAGATTTTAGGGGCAATAATTTCTATAGGCGCAGCAGTTGGGGCGTTATGGGTCTTTATCATGTATACGAGAAAATAATGGACATTGATTTAAAAATGTTGCTCCAGATTGGCAGTGTTTTAGTAGCAATCGTTGGAGCTATGGCCGTTGCCCGGCAACAACTTAAATCTTTAAGCGAAGACTTTGAGATGTTCCGAGATGCGGTTAATAAAAAAACAGGCGACCTTTCAAACTCTTTAGATAAAACAGAAAATTCTGGCATAGCGTTTCAAGCAGAAATCAATACAAGGCTTAAAGTGATTAGCAATATTTTATCCGTTGAACGCCTTGAAAAAAATAATCGAGAGTTAGAACAATTACACGCAGCGGATTCTGTTCAAGAAATTAGATTGGATAGACTTAGGCAAGATTTAGAAAATTTTAGAAAAGAGTATTTATCTGCCCATAATGGTCGCCATCCACCAGTAGATGTTTAAAGCAATCGTGGTTTTTGTTTCTTTAACTGGCGGTAGTTTTCAATTAGAAGATGAATTGGGTCCATATTCAGATGAGGCGAAATGTCTCTATAGAGGGGCGCAAATAATAAAAGTTACTTCTCAAAAAGTTCCATTGTTACACGCAACAGTAGTTTGTCTAAAACAGCCCGAAGAACTAATATCTTGATAGTATATACAGAAGACCATCCTGATGTAATACAAATAAAAAGTTTATATCAGAAAACAAACAACAAAGCTGAAGTTGCCAGACAGCTTGGTTTTTCTCACAGTAAAGTTAGAAGAATTTTATCCAAAGACAATAACCCCACCCCTACTGTGGAACTCCCACAATTCCCCGATGACGATATTCCAGCCGAAGAAATCCTAGATAGCCTAGAAAAACGCTTTAATAAAAAATTAGAGCGTGAAGAGGCGATGAATTGGTTTCAAGTAAAAATAAATGATATGAAGCCAACTGGTTGGGTTTTCGTTGGTGATCCGCATTTAGGCAGTCATTGTCATGTAAAACTATTAAGACATGACGTAGATATAATGACCCAAACCGAAGGCATACATTGCGTAAATCTTGGAGACACTGTTGATGGGTGGGGAGGGTATCTCACTAAGTTATACGCTGAGACTGATGTTTCACGTTCAACAGAAGAACGATTGGCAAAGTGGTTTTTACAAGACGCTGGAATTCCGTGGAGGGTTTGGCTTATTGGGAACCACGACACAATGGGAGATTTCTCAACTTATTTAAAAACTTTAAATGCCGAGCAAATTCCTATGATGGATTGGCAAGCAAAGTTTAGATTGGTTTTCCCGAATGGTTCAGAAGTTAAAATCAACGCAGCCCACTCTCATAAGGGGACTTCAATTTACAATCCGCTTCATGGGCAGAAACGTGAGGCCTTATGGGGCGAAGAATCAGATATAATAGTTGCTGGTCATCACCACAACTGGGCAATTTCACAGGAGGAATATAAATCAGGCAAAGTTGTTTTTATGGCAAGAAGTCGAGGATACAAATGGGCAGATCAATTCGCAAAAACACACGGGTTCCCAAGCCTGCTGTACGGAGGTTCCATCATGTTTGTTGTCGATCCTGCCGAGGAGATTCCCACAAGACGTTTGAAAGCATTCGCAGATTTAAAAGAAGGAGCGGAGTATTTGACATGGCTAAGGACGAGATAAACGCAAACATCACAGTGATCCCGGAAAAAAGAAGCGGTGATTATACTGGGTTGGCGCAAATAATAGTAGACACTGGTGGCAAGGTAATCGTGGCACCAATGACCCATCGCAATTTAACTAATTTATTAAAAGAGGTATATGTGGTAATGAAAAAATTAGAAACACTTGACGTTGCAGATCAGGCCACAAAATAATGCTGTCAATTATTTCTTCTGTAATAGGTTTGGCTGGCTCTACAGTCCCCTCCCTAGTAAGTGCGTGGAATAAAAAATCTGACCAAAAACATGAACTCGCATTAATTCAAGCGCAAGCTGATGTGCAAGCAAAAATTGGTGAATCCAGATTAGAGGAAGCTAAAGTAGAAGCTGACGCTGAAAAGATAAAAAGTTTATATCGCCACGATTCAGAATTAATGAAACGAGCTTCCCCGTGGACAGCTACGCTCTCAGCCTCAGTCAGACCAGTAATTACATATTTGGTAGTTTTGACTTGGGTCGGGTTAGAAATATCTGTCGCTATTGCGCTGACAGGTAATGGAGTGGATATTGCCAGTGCCATTGAAACAGCTTTTTCTGAGGAGTTGCGTTCTTTGCTATCTCTTATAATTGCGTTTTGGTTTGGAAATAGAACTTTTGAAAAATTAAATAAGTAGGATGATAAACGATGAAACAATTAATCTCATATCTGAATTTGAAGGATTTAGTGAAACTCCCTATAAGTGCAGTGGTGGTTATCCCACTATCGGTTTTGGTGCTATCTATGGTTTGGATGGCAATCGGATTAAAATGGATCACGAACCAATTACCAGAGAGCAAGCCGAAGACTTACTTCGCAGAGATACTAAAATCTCATACAATGCGGTTGCAAGACTGACTCAGCCATACTTTCACAAACTAACTGAAAATCAGGTGGGGGCTTTAACGTCCCTCACTTTTAATATTGGGTCTGGTAATTTTAGGGCTTCCCAAATTCGCTCTAAAATAACAAGAGGCGAGATCGAAGGTGCTGGTAAGTTATTTTGGCAATGGAGGAGGGCTGGTGGTCGCATAGTAAAAGGGCTTGTCAGAAGGAGGGCAAAAGAGACCGAATTATATTTCTCCTGATATTTTTTTGTTTTGTCTGTAAATTAAAACTTTACAATATACAAAAAGTATGATATACTGAGTTTGTGAAACAAAGGAGACGATTTATGGACGATTTATTAGCTATACCAGATTTTCTTAAACGCTCGCCGTCTAATCGGCAAGTTAAGTTAGTGAAATGGTCTGGGAAAAAACAAGCCCCCGATTTTCCTGCGGGGTTTAGAAAAAAATATTTTCCCTATTCCAAAAACCCACCCAAGCATATGGCTGAAGCGAGGAAGGTGTATCTTTGGCTGGGTAACGAAGCCCCACGAATCGGGTTTGGTTATATGACTATATGGGCAAGCCAAAAAAATAAATGGACATACTTGGCCGACCGCATGGGGAACCGAGGAAAAATGCTTACAAGTATTTTCGAGAAAAAGAAAAAGAAATGGAAGGAGGGGTAAGAGCAATGGCAACAAGAGAAGATTGGGACAGACTTGTAAATGATAAATGGCCTAGCGACCTACCAATACCAACAGAGCAAGAAGCTATTGCTGGGGCTAAGTTGTTGTATCGGAAGGGAATGGGGAAACCATTTAAAGGTGAGGTGAGGTTAGCGAGTGGCAATCGTCACACATGGATAAGGCGTGGCGTTCTCTATGTTAACCCAGACCGAAGACGGAGTCGTAGAAAGGGTTGGCCTGATATCGTACATCACTTAGCTCACTATTGCCAACGCAGACTTTACCCTCTTGCTAAACCCCACAGCAGCCAAGAACTTTACCTTGAACGTGACCTGACTGCTTATGTTCTTGAAAAAGGTTTCCTTGAAGGTGCTTTAAAAAAAGAGCCAAAGAAAACATTAACAGCCTTTGAAAAGACTAGTTTGAAATATGAAAAAACTGAAAAAGCAATCGGCAGAGCGAATGAGAAATTAAAGCGTTTAAATTCTCAAATACTCCGAACTGAAAATCGTTTAAAGAAATTGGCTAAACAGAAAAAGTATTATGAAAAAGCAATGTTGAAGGAGCAAAGCTAATGAAACTTTTAACCAAATCATTAGAAAATAAGTTGTTAAAAAATGCCAAAAAAAAAGATGGCAAGGCTTACGTTAAATGGTTCAACCCAACTGGGGTTGGCACTTGGTATGTAAGCGAGATGGATGACAATGGGATATGTTACGGATTGTCTTGTGTCCACGAAAAAGAGTTTGGCTACTTTGATAAAAAAGAGTTGGAAGAATTGAAGTTGCCTTTTGGGTTGGGAATAGAAAGAGACTTGTATTTTGACCCAACCCCATTAGAAGATTGTAAAAACTTATAATGTTAGAGGAGCAAAGCTAATGGCAAAATTTAAGGCTTATGTAAAACAAACTTTGCAGTTTGAAATTGAAATTGAGCGTGAGGTAGATTTGGATGTTTTAAAAAAAGACATTGTCTACAACGAAGATGGCGAGGGGTATTGTAATGCTACCGAAGATGGCGACCCGTCAGCTTGGTATGATTATGTAGAGGATTATATTCGGGACAATGGTGGGACAATTAATTTCACCAACGAGGAAAGTGAAGACGATATATCTGAAT